GTGCGTTCATAGTATCTAGTGGCTACCGATCACCTGAATTGTGTGTGGCTATAGGGTCTAACACCACATCTCAACATGCTAAAGGACAGGCAGCGGACTTTGAAATTCCCGGCATATCTAATTATGATTTAGCTGAGTGGATAGAAGACAACCTTGAGTTCGACCAACTTATATTAGAGTGTTATAAGGGAGGTAATACAGGGTGGGTGCATTGTTCCTATATACCTGATGGTCGTAAGGAGAGCTTGACCTATGATCGAACCCAAGGTTATCGTAAAGGATTACTGGAGAAGTAACCCTATTCATTTGCACTTTTAGGTATGTGCGTAAGGCTGTATGGAAAAGAGTATCCTTCTTCTAATAACTCTTCATACATTTCTCGGTATGTAAACTTTAATTTATATCTTTTATTAAATTGATTTAGATTAAAGCCAGAATTTAAATACTGCTTAAGCAATCGATACATTTCTTTTTGTGCTTCAAGCTCACCTATATCTATAGTGTCTTTGTTGCACATGAAGTCACCATTTCTATCTAAGGGATAGAGATCACGTGTAGCCCTCGACCATATATCTTCATATCCTTTATCTACGTTTAGCCATTGTTGTATAACCCATGCGTTATTTCTTTCCATTGTTATTCCCCTTCATCTATTGGTTCTTTATAAAAAATTACAACGTATTCTATTCTATCACTCTTTGGGCTATCCCCATTTCGTTTAGACATTATAGACTCAACAGTTTTATGAAGGTCTGAGTCTGCGAATCCCCAATTATTATGACCAACGATTGCTTCACTGCACTCGTCAATGCTATCTGTAAAATCATATCCCATGTTACTCACTCCCATCTGTGTGTACATCAATAAGTTGTATGTCACCACATGGATAATATGTAGCTGCATTTGTCGGGTATTCACCAATCCATTCAGCATTGTTAAATTTTTCTAATGCTTCTTTTTTATTTTTAGCGTTAACTTGTACGTATACAGCGATTTGTTTGTTAATTACTGTTTTGTATTTAGGCATTTCGTTCTCCATTGTGTTGTGGTTAAGAATAACTTTCGTATGCGAAAGTCATTCGAACTTAGGCTTTCTGTATATTGGAGCATCGTTTGCTTTTCCTCCAAGGTTCATTGTTGCCCAGTTCCATGCGTCAAATACTTTATCCATACCTGACAAAGCGTGTTTCTTTTTAAGCTCTATTGTGATTTGGCTTAGCTCTCCTTTAGTTCCTATTGTTTCGCCTCTACATTCGTGACACATTTTTGCGAATGGTCTCTTATGTTTGACAGGTGGCATGTCTGCGAAGCAATGAGAGCATTGAGTGTGATGCTTAGCTGTTGTTGGTCTAGCCATTTGTGTTCTCCTTATGTTATTAAGTGTGTGATTGCTAAGACTAGAGCAATGCAAAACACTATTGTTAATATTGGCTTACGTTTTTTCCTTGATCTACAAGGCTTTACAATACATACCTTCATGTATCTTGATAGATGTGACAGGCTCATACAACTACTCCTTTAATTTATCTATAAATAGTTCGTATGATTCTTGCCTAACTCTCCACTGATGTCCAACTTTAATGTAAGGAACATCATGGAACTTTAATAGTTTCTTGATTTTGCCAGTCGATGATTGTAACGAGATAGCAATATCATCTACGCTATGCGTTTTAAAAAGGGATTTCATCAACACCATCTGGCCCTTCTATCACGTTGTTAATGACCTGACCAACAGGTGTGACACCTTGCTTGGCTTGCTCGTATTCGTTAGGCCCTTCATAGGCAGGGATAGGCGATGACATGGGAGTCTTGTCGCCTACCTTTAAGTCCATGTAGTCCTTGCCTGCCTGTGAGGTGGCAAACCATACAGCTAAACGTCTGTCTTCATAGTCACCTGACAGATGTGGTGCTTTAGGATTGGCGTTGTCGTTTTCAAACAAGACACCAACTTTTTTATATATCTCACGTATGATTTTACCTGATGGTAAGGTGGCCTTGACCATAACGTGATACTCTTCTACGCCATTGCTGTTGAGTTTGCCTTGCCCAACAAGTACATTGTTTTCTCTTGGTGGAAACATTGCACCTCTGTCCGTGTCGTCATATTGTTTTTCGTCATTCATTTAGAATCCTCCTCGTGTTGATTTAGCATCGGATGTTTTTGTACTCATTTGTGGTAGACCTGCTACTTTGCCTGATGCTGAGTTACCATCGTCATCTTCAGTTCCTAATCCATAGATAGCTTGAAGTGCGTATCTTTTTGCGTAGGTAATCGCTGATCCCATAGCTTGAGGGTCAGACTTTTTGTTATCAGCTACGATAATTGGATAGCGACTTGTTAATGCTTTTTCATCTACGTCATGTGATACAACAGTCTCAACGTACAGGTCACGATACATGTATTGCTTATGCTCTGCGTCAGTTAAGATAGTGTTCTCATAGTTTATTATCTGTGAGAATGACAGTCCGAACTGTGATGATTGTCCTACGGCTGCAATGACAGAACTAAGATCAGCGTATGAACTCTTGAAGAAAGGATTGGTGCTGTCTTTGGTGGCTGTAACTGATAGCTGTTGAAATTTAGTCATAGCTTGATTAAGAGATTTACAAGGCACAACATTTTTGCTAGGCTCAGGTGTCTTGTGTTCTCCCACTTTGACATTAGGGGTTGAGTTTGTTGTGGGCTTGACCCCATTTTTATTTTGTTCCATTATAGTATTCACCTTTCATTGGTTTAGTATTAAAGAATCCATCATGTAATAGATTCTTTCTCATGAATAGCCTTGAGTAAAAAGCTATGTAATCGTTACTTATTTTAAAGTCAACATCGGTTGTTGTTATGGCAGTCTCCCACCGGATGCGACCGATGATTAACCAAGGGCTACACTTCTTAGCTCCTGAGTTAATGGCTTCATGTGTATACTTTTGAAACAAGTCGTACACATGTGGGTTGGCATTGTGATACGCCCACCATTTTTCTTTTTTATCTTGATAGTCCATTGGTTTCCTCCATTTTTTTAATCTATCTCGTAACATGAATCAACTATGATTTCATGATACTCTGATTCAACAGGCTCATAGTGATGATAGTTATCCCTAGCTTCAAGTATATTTTTTGCTTCTACTTCATACACTTCTCGCATATCTGAGTTAGTTGTTATTCTAAATTTAGGCATTGGTTTCCTCCTTTATAATAATGGATAAGGCACCACGTTTATTCTTCTTGATGCTTAGTCGATCGGTGTATACCTCTCGTTCGTCAGGCTTAACTAGGCTTTTGATTTCTTTCTTTACTTCATCAAAGGCTTTTGCTTTATCAAAGTTCTGAATGTATGAGTCTTCTAGCATACGAAAGTGATTGTCTTTGCTTGCATCTCTTGCAACCAGTCCATCTAAGGTAAAGAGGCTTACGTTATCAGGCATTTCGTTTGGCATCTGTGCTTTGGGTGGCTCTTTTCGTACGACATACCCCCAAAAATCATGAAGGATTGGTAGCATACGCAACCATTCAGCTTCATCTTGACTCACAAGTTTACATTCCCATTGGTTGCCAAAGATAACTGATAGATACATGTGACTGAGGTTAGCAACTTTCATGTATAGTTGTATCTGAGGTGAGTAGTACAAAAGAATATCATTAAATTTTTTGAATGAGCTTGTATGCTTACACTCGACACCATAGTATCTGTTGTCTTTACCACCAATGAAGTCGGCTCCTTTGACAACACCATCAAGTGTGGCTTTGAATGGTATACCTTTAATAGTTTTCTTGTACTCAGGTTGTGTGTCTGTAACTTGAACACCATACTCTTGTTCAAACCATGCAAGGTTAAAGTCTTCTGTGTATGTACCTAGTTGTACGTTGAATTGCTTAGATAAATCGTTAGGCTCTGCTTGACCTGTCTTCTGTAGCCATAGTTCATACCAATCGCCTTGCATTATCTTGACTGCATCTGAGCCACCAATGAATCCCATTCTCCAATTTGGATCACGGACTGGTGGTTTTAAATTTACTACTGTCATTGTTGTGGTTCTCCCTTTGATTTATGTTACTGCATAACTGCACCTATTACTAGTAGTTTCTTATCTTTTCTTGTAGTTTTGTAACATTTCTAACAGCATCAAACGTTTATGATGTCGCCAATCTCCTGCCATTCTGAACTCAGCAAGTGCAGGAAAGAATGTTTTAGTCTTAGACACCTGCTTAACTGAGTGCATAAATATATCAGCAGGGTAATCCTCAAGGCCAATAGCAATTAGTTTTATTCTCATTGCTATATCTTGTTGTGATTCTTTAGATGGCTTGACCATGACCATCATGCATTTGAGTAATTCTTGTTCCATATCTTTAAGAGGCATTGGTGTCATAGCAAAAGCCATTAACTTTTTAGCCTTAGTTAATTGTTCAGGTGTTGGTACGTCTACTAACTCGTAGCTACGCAGACTGAAGTCTCCATGTAATCGTTCTTTAAAGTTTAGAATTGATTCCATAGAAGAAAGAATTTTCTTTTCTATTTCCTTTGGAGTCGAAGACATAAGACTTCTTACCGCTTGAGTTTGTATTAGTTGATTCAATTTTGGTACCCCCTTGGTTATATGGTTGGTTAATAGTAGGTTCGTGTGACACTGTGACACTACCGACATGACACGCTGTCACTTCCGGGGTGACAGGCTGACACTTCCCTACTGTATATATGTTCACTTGATTTTTTCCTTGTCGTTGTCGCTTTAAATATTTCTTAGTCACTAGGTATTCTAGTTTACGTATGACAGTACGATCACTAAGCCCTGATTTAAGTGCGATTGTTTTAATAGATGGGAAGGCACGCATGGTATCTTTGTGTGCGTGATGATTGATGACCAACAACACTAGCTTAGCGAGTGGATCACCAACATCCGCATCCAAAATACCTTGGATATTTCGGAAAGACATATCTATTTCTGTTTTTCCCAAGGTTTATTTATTGCTTCCAATGCTAATCGTGTGCCTTCTTTTACACCTTCCATGAATCCTTGGTTATATACGGCAAAGATTGCATCTTTAACTTGTGGCAATGAATCAATAATATCTTCTGCTTCTACTGGGTAAGTCATTTGGTTCTCCATAATCTTTTGACTGTTTCTTCTGATAGAAACATGACCCATCTTGGCTCATCATTTCCACCACGCTTATATATAACAGCATCCCTATTCACCATGGTTGTGAATGGTGAAGGAAAGCTACTACTCTTGCGGTATTTTATCTCCGCAATTATTTTTTCTCCGTTGAGTTCGAGGACAAGGTCGCCTTTATATTCCCCTCCCAACGCTCCAGAAAGAGGCTGACGTTTGGCTTTGATTTTCCACGATTGGAAGAGCTTAACGAAGAAGTTCTCATGGTATGTTCCTTTTCGGCTAGCCGTGCTTGCCATCCTGATTTCTCCTTACATGTAAAACAGACAAAGAAAGTTCGGCTGCTCTTTACTTTTGTAAAATACCTAGTGCTTACGTTGCACACATCACATTTTCTCATTGAACTTTTAGCTTACAATCTAGTGCTTCAATCCAATCTATAAGCATAAAGCCTGAAGGTAAACGTTCGTATCGTTCCCATTTACCTATCAAGCTATCGGCACATCCTATCTTAAACGCTAATGCTTCTTGTGATAGTCGCATCTTGTTACGCTTAGCTACGAGAGATGACACCAGTTCTTTCCAGTTGGGATTGATTGGAACTGGTGTTGCTCTGTAGTTGAACATGTCTGAACGCTTCGAGTATTCTTTCTGCTGTATCAAATCTTAAGTCCACTCCATTTAATGCACGATAGTAGGTGCTAGTAGGTACGCCTGCTACAACAAACATATCTTTAAGACGAACATTATTCTCGGAAGCTATATCTTGTAGCTGATTTATATACTTGCACAACATCATAAATTAATTGTAGTGCATACGTGCAGTAGTTACAAGGGGTTTTTATCTTTTACTTCTTGTTTAATTTCAGTCATACTTCATCTCCCCAAGAATCCCAACCATTAGGAAACAACCCTACATTTCTCGCAAATAACTCTATTCTTGGTAAGTCACCACTACATGAAACAATCATATCTTTAACTTGCTTTGGTTTTTGAGAATGTTTTTTTGGATTAACTTCTTTAAACATATTTTTAGTTGTTTTATTTAGGCATTTCATTTTGCCCTTTACCCCAAAAATAATATGCTCAGTACAGCCTCTAAAATAATAACCCATACCCATTTCTGGTGTTCCGTCTTTATAAGTCTTTACCCATGTTATTAGAGTTTTATAATCAAATCCCCACGCCTTACAAACTTCTAAACCTTCTTGAATAAATGGATTTGTAACCCATAAATACAAATGGGCTTTATCATCTAAAATTTCTGAAACTTGCATATTACATATATCTTTATTGGTCATTGTGTTGTAACCAACTTGACCATTCCCCCAACTTTCTATGTATTTCCAGGGGGGGTCAGCATAAATAATATTGTACTTTTTATCAGGGAATTTAATAATTTTACACATCTACGTTCATAAAATCATTACTGTATTCAGTTATCTGCATAGCCATGATAGCAAACGCTGTGTTGATACAGTATTTATCTTTTACTTTTCTTATAGCCTGCTCATTAG